GAGCATGTTGCCGGAGGCAGCAGCGTCGAAGATGGCAGCCGAGACGACGGTCACGGAACCTGCGGAGGTGTTCGTGAAGGTCTTCGTGGCGACCCAGGAGGCGCCACCGTCGAGCGAGGCCGGAGCCGTGTAGGTTCCCATGGTGGCGATGGCACGCGCGAGGCCGGAAGCCGCCGTTTCACCGGAGAGCGTGGTATCGCCCTTCGCAGGAGTGAGGGACGACGTGGAGAGCGCGATGTACTTCGCGACGGCCGGGGCGGAGATGCCGCCGAGGGTCGTGCCGGAGATGAGCGAGGCGACGAGCGCCGCGCCTGCATCGACGCGGGAGTTAAACGTGCGGAGTCTCTTGCGATCGAGCCGGTAGATACCCAGGGCGCCGCCTTCAGTGACAGGACGGACTATCTCGTCCTTGGCGAGCTGCTCGGTCTCGTTGTAGTAGCGTTGGAAGCGCCAAACCTGGCCTTCAATCTTGTTGAAGCCGGAGATACCGATGGCGAAGCCGACGATGCGGCCGATTCGGGTGTGAAGGAACCGGTTGACGACGAGCCCGAGAGGAGTTCGGGCGAATGGAGTTTTTGTGGTGAGAGAGGACATGGTTGATGAATTTGATGAATAGTGCGGGGTGGCTACTCCCCGAAGCCCTGACCCTGTTGGAGCAGGGTTCGGGGACTAGAGCGGGTTGCAGAAGTTCGCGAACACGCAGGGTGTGTTCACATAGACAGCGGTCGGGACGACGGTTGCATCGTCCAAAGCGGTGGTGCCGCCCACGAAGTTGCCGGTTCCAGTCGGATTGATGGAAACGTAGCCGATTACGACTTCGCCGTCCGCGATGGTCGGGAAGGTGACAGCGGCATAGGTCGCTCCTTCCGTTCCCATGTAGGACTTCAGCGTTCCGGCTGCGTTAATCGTGAAGACGAATACATTGAACTTCGCATTCGTCACGGTGCCGGAGAGGGCTGCCATGTCGGATGCGGCCTTTGTGATCTGCGCGCCGTCCACCAGGGCGTGGATGACGTTCGCGGTCTTCACGAGCGCCGAACCGCCCGTCTTGATTGCGAGGCCACCGGAGTTCAGAAGAACGTTCGTGACTGCGCGTTGCAACTTGTCGAACAACGTGAAGAGTTCATCTTCAGTGTTGGGAGCGTTCTTGGATTTGGTTCGAGCCATTGAGAGGTGTTGGGTGAATGTTGCGACCTTTGTTCGTGTGCCTTCCTCCGCCCCGAAGGGCGGAAGAGACACGCGAGCAAGGCTTAGACGTACATGAACAACTCAGCGCCGAATTTGCGCCGGTTGTCTTTGACCTTGGAGCCGTAGACGAAGAGATCCTTGAAAGCGGAACCGAAGTTGCCGATCAAATCCTCTTCCATCTGCGCCTTGATCACCTTGTCTGCGAAGGTCTGCCACTGACGCTGTACACCGAGGGCGTGGTAGCCGTTGGTGTTGTCGCCAGAGAGACGAGCCGACATGAAGATGCGGAAACCTGCGAGGTCAGTGAGCCAGCCCGTTTTGATAAGGCTGTCGTAGACCGCGGGAACCGCCATGTTGATGTTCGTGCCGCGCGGGATCACGGTGCCGGCCTCGGTTGGGAGGATGAGCACGCGATCGTTCGCCGGGACTTCGGCCGCGTCGAGCTTCTGCTTCAACTGAAGCAGGAGCTGCAAAGCGTTCGTGGTCGTCATCTGGATCGGCGTGACCGCTTCGATGGTGTACGAGGAGCCGCCCGAAATCGAGCCGCCGTCGTACGTCGAAGCTACGTCGTCCAAATCGTTTTCGATCGTGATATGGGTCGTGTCCGTGAAGGTCGCGACGCGATACCACTTCGTGTGACCCGCAGCTTTGAAGCCGCGGCCGACCATCGCTGCGGTGAACGTGGTGCCGGAACCGACAACAGCGCCCGTACCCGTGGTGACGGTGACGGTGCCAGCCGTGTAGTCCGTACCGATGCGCTGACCTGCCGCGGTCTTGCCGTACTTGCCAAAGACGTAGGTGTCGATGTTCTTCCGGCGTTCCTCGGCGGTCTGCTGCACGATCGTGGACTGCGGGTTTTTGATGTACGACTTGAACTGGTCGATGCTCTTGATGCGGTAGTAGAAAGATTTCTGCTTATCGATCGTAAGCTGACCGTTGTTCTCGTTGAGGTCATCAACGGAGAGGTTCGAGCCGGAGTAGTCCTTTTCAGAGAGCCTCGAGAAATCGAGGATGTTGAGGACCGAACCCACATTCACGATGTCCCCTTCGTAGTCGCGGTTTACGACCTGATCGAAGAGGGCGGATGCGTAGAGCTCTTTCGAAAGCTTCAAGGAGAAGCCTTCGGCGAGCTTTGTTGCGTATGCACTCATGTGTGGTTGGAACGAGAGTTACCAGGCCCCGTAGGGTGACTGGCTCCAACCGTCGACTTAGGCCAGAAGCTGGTCGATGTCGATGTCGTGCGTGCGAACGTATTCGTTGTACGCGCGTTCATCGGTTTCGCGGAGAGTCTTGAGCTGTTCCGCGTCGAGTTGCTTCGGCTGCTCGGTGACTCGCGGGCCGCCGTTGCCTTGTTCAAGCCCTGGGGCTGATGGCTGCGGCTGAGGATTGGGATTCATAGGATTTGAGGGTTGTGCGGTGCGCTGTGCGAATGCATCTTTCAACACATCGAGCGGCGCGCCACGGTGAGAAGGTTTATTTGCGAAATCGCGGAAGTCTCGCTCCTTGCCTTGTAAGGAAGGGTTTTGCGCGATGAACAGGTCCACGTCCGTGTTCCATTGCTGCTTCTGGCGATTCTCATCGCGCTCAGCGGCAAGATCACGGGCAATGCGCTGACCGCTGTAAGCGATCCGAGCGACGGCCTTCTGCCCCTCGTCCATGTACTCCCAACCCGGAATTGCTGCCTGGAGATCCGAGTCGGTTGGTTCATTTGTCAATTCCTTGCGACCACCGTTTTGTTTCAACTTAGCGTTGAGAACGATGTTTTCCGCAGCCTGCTCCGTGGCTTTCTTCTTCCAGAAGTCCACCGTTTCGGTTTCGTCTGGTTGAGGAGCTGCGGGGGCTGTAGGAGTCGGATCGCTTGCCGGCTCTGAAGGAGTTATCGGGTCCTTCGGGTCCGTTTCCGTCCCGTTTTCAGGGGTATGGATTGGTTCTGCCATTGTTTTGCCCGTCCCATTCAAGGGGTATGGGCGGTTTACGACGTGGTGAATTTGAAGGGACTACTACTCTGCGGGGTCGGCTTTCTTGCCTTTCTTCGGAGCGGGGTCGGCGTCAGCCTGCGATTCGCCGAGTCCGAACGCTTTCACTTCCTCTTCGGTGAGGTAGTCGCGGCGAGCATTCATGAAATCGCGATTCGCCTTCGACCATCCTTCCGGATCGGTTTTGCGAAGAGTGTCGAATTGCTGTTGTGATTCTTGGTCCATATGATTTCAGATTACCTGGCGACCTTTAAACGTCAATGTGGAAAACTTGCTTTAGGTGGGACTTGAGCGATTCGCGCTGCGCCGCGGGCGTGGCGATGATGACGTGGAGTGCGTCGAGCATGCGGACGCTGACCTTGTAGAAAAGCTCGCGCTCCTTCGTGTTGTCGATCTTCAAGAGTTCCGCATTCGCTCGGCTGCGTTCGGCGGCGAGCCACTCCTTCACGGTCTCGATCGTCACATCCTGTGTCGTGAGCACCTTCGCCCACTGCTCGTAGGTCTTTCTCTCTTCCGCGGTGAGCTGGTCGAAGTTCGTGATGCCGAGTTTTTCGAGGAGTTGGTTAAGCATTCACGGGTTGACGGGTTGAGGCGACTGGTGCGGAAGGAGCAGAAGCGCCAGGAGCGGCGGTCGGCGGCGGGAGCATGGACATCGGGTTCTGCGCGGCGTAGTCCTGAACACGCTTCTTCTCGTCGGGCGTGAGTTCGAGCCAGGAGAGCATGCGATCGGAGAGGATCTCCTGAAGCGGTAGATTCATCGGGAACTGCGCGGCGCCGAGCTTCAGCTTCTGGATTTCTTTGAGCGAGTCCGCTTCCTTCTGAGCCTTCAGCGTGACGACGCAGTTGTAGCCGTTCGGCGCGACGAGTTCCTTCGGGTCGATCGTCCTCGCGTAGTACGAGCCGGCGGCGGACTTCTTGTAGAGCGTGACGGGCTTCAGCAGGCCCTTCGCTGCTGCGGCGTTGATGAGCTTCGCGAGCTTGTCGCCGAGCTGCTTCGCATGAATGCGCGCGAACTTCGGCACGTCCTTCATGCGCTCATCGGCCTTCGCGACCATGAGGTTGATTTCGCCTAGGGTCTGCGCGCCTTCGGGCGTGTCGCCCTTCTCGATGGCGGATGCAGCCGTCGCGCTCTCCACCATGCCGGTGATCATCTCCATCTCGGTCAGGTGGCTTGCGAGTTCGGGAACCTCGATGTGCTTGATGACTTTATTGGGGTCACCGGGCACCGGGTAGAAGCCCCACGGCGAGGGGACGTAACCAATCGGGCTCCAGCCTTCCTTCGCGCTGGAGTCGTAGAAGTTCATACCGTAGCCGCGCAGCACGCCGTTCTCGACGAGCTGCGAGAAGTACACGTTCAGGATTTGGTTCGGCACGCGCACGATGTCGGCGGTGCCATCGGAGTAGATGTCGGTTGCCTCGGGGTCGTCAGTCCAGCCACTCCACAGGAAGAAGTTCACGCCGAGGAGTTCGCGGAGCGGCTTGTCCATGAGAATCTCGCTGCCGTTCGCGGTCACGATGACGTGGATAACGTCCTGCTGTTCGTCGGGGTGCCAGACCTTCCGCTGCTGCTCGTTCAGTTCGACGTACGTTTCGCTGAGGAGCGGGTACTGCACGTCCTGGGCGCCCATCTCTTCGAGGCGGCGCGCACGGTCTGCAACGATCTGCGAATTCTGGCCGGCGATGACGAGGCCCTGCTTTGTGGCGAAGAAAGTGCGTAGCCGACCGATGGCGGCTTTGTCGTAGATCGGGTTCAGTTCGAGGTCGGAGAGCGAACGATAGAGGCCGACATGGGTGATGCGGCGGGCGGTTTTGTCGATGTCCCAGGGCAGAGCGTAGCGGTCGATCAGCACGTCGAAGGGATCGTGGATCGTGATGCGGAGGAAGCCGTCGAGGATGTTGAGCTTCGTCCAAGAGCGGCCGTAGAGCCCGACGTTCTTCTTGTCCACGACGTCGAGCAGTTCGTACTTGTTGTCCTCGTACACCTTGTCCAGGTACGCGTTCACGAGAAGCTCGCGCTGGCCGTCGTTGTCGTAGTCCTCAAGCTCGACATCGGCCGGCTCGTTTGCCCGGGAAAGGAGCGTGCGGATCGTCGCCTTCATCAAGGGCACGTTCACGCTCTGGCGCTGCGTGAGGCGGTTCGTGATGACGGTATCGCGATAGAGCTGGTAGTTTTCGGTCCACTGCTGATGCCGACGCTCACGCCAACGGCGGTCGGCGTCGAGGTCAAGCTGAATCTGATCGATGGTTACCGGGGCGGGAGAAGGCATGGAGGGCTTGCCTTCATCGTAACGCGCGTGCGTCTATGCGATAGGCCGAAGGCTGGGGATAAGTGCTCCCGAGTGGACCTTGTACCAACCACCGTGGCCGATGAAAGGTCACACCGGGAGCGATTGGGGAGTTTCTTCTGAGCTGGATCGCGATGGCTGCTTAGTTTTTCTTGCCAGCATTCCCTTCACGCGGTTCGCGGGCGGGAGCTTCATGCTCATGCACTTCCGGTTCATGGACGTGGACCTCATGAACCTCATGAGCATCGTGCGCCTCGCCGCG